TTAATAAGTTTGTGACATCCGTTTAGAGTTTGGTGATAAAGGTATATTAATTTTAGGATCTGGGCAATTGCTTGGAACTATTGTTTCTGATATTGATTGCATCGCGGTAAAGGTATGGCCACAAAATACATTTGAACATTGATAATATTGTTTCCGGGTTAATTCAGATAATGCTTCACTTGAGCGAATAAAGGCTTTTACTTTGCAGTGTGGACATTTCATTCAATCACCTTTTTATTAACTTTTGGTTAATTATATATCATTTAACATTAACTTTAAATTAATTTAATTTAACTAAATTAAATATAGATAATCTTTTTAAAATAAAGCAATAAAATCTATTTGATTTTTAATCATTTTCAGATCAAATTAGTATTAATGATCGCGTGAATTTTGGTAGATATTCGAAATATTAAACTTGTAAGTATATATTTTAAATTTTCTAAGTAATATGGAGTGTATAGGTTATGCCATTTAATATTCAACCTTGGAACGATATAGCTGCACTTTATTCTAATAAAACACTGTTATTGGGAAATGGGGCAAGCATAGCGGTTGATAACCGTTTCAATTATTCATCAATTATCGAACATGCTCGTGATAATAGTTTTCTATCCCAAGATATTCAGCAGTTGTTTGATTTTTTCCAAACATCTGATTTTGAACTCATTTTGCGTTTAGTATGGCAAGCTTCTAATGTTAATAGATCTCTCCAAATACCAGATGAAAGAACACATGCTGCATATTTGCGTGTACGTGACTGTTTAATTCAATCAGTTAGAGGGATACATCCAACATATCAAGAAGTTTCATATCATCTACCTGCCATATATTCATTTATAAAAAATTTTAAGACTGTTGTTTCTTTAAACTATGACTTAATTCTTTATTGGGTGATTATGTATGGTAATAGTGTAAATGATAAACATTCTTTAAAAGATTGTTTTGTTAAGGGATTTTTTTATGAAGATTGGGAACGTTTACGAGAACCAATAAATAATAATATAACTACAACTCTTGCTTTTTATCCGCATGGTAACTTAGTGTTAGCTAGGGATAATGTCGAGATGGAGTTTAAAGTCATGGTCAATGAGGACAACGATCTGCTTGAGTCAATACTTCAACAGTGGGAGTCAGAAAACATGGTGCCATTATTTGTTAGTGAAGGAACTTTGAAACAAAAGATTAATTCAATTCAAAATAGCAGTTATTTAAATACTATATATAGAGAGGTGTTTTCTGACATAGGATGTGCTTTAGTAATTTATGGTTGGGATTTAGGAGAGCACGATTTGCATATTTTAAAACGCATAGCTTCATCTAGGCACGTAGTACGTATTGCTATTTCTGTATATGGGAATAATCAAGCATATTGCAATAGAGTTAGTAGTATTATTAGGGAATATTTTGGTCAAGATGTTCTTTTGGATTTTTTTCATAGCAATAGCCCTGGATGTTGGAATAATGCCGAGTAGTAAAAGAAATTATCATATACAGTAAAGCTGTAGCTAATTGCTTAAAAATTCAGACATGAACAAAATGATTTATTCCAACTTAATCTCCAACTCCAAACTTGTCACAAATCCCCCCGTTGCAGTAATTGAATGAGTACAACGGGTGATTATCCATTCTGATGAATCAATCTCTCGTTTAAATCCTTGTATGGTAACAGGCATTTCGGGAAATAAGTCGGGGCGACCTTGTGCCAAAGTCATACTAAATTGACATGCGCCACGCTGCAGTTTTTTCCATTGATTAGTTGCTGCTCGGTGGGCGTTCTGTTTGCTGGCGTAGGTATGGCGTAATACTTTTACGTTACCTTCTGCACCGACTAATACGCTTTTATCATCTGAATTTTTGCTACCACTTGCCGATGAACTAATCTCTGCTTTCTTATAATCTAGCCAATAAGCCTTAACACCGGTATAAGCTTCTCTATCTGCTATTGAAAATGAGTGGCTATCGCCTGATGAGCGATTGATTATGACACTTGGCAATGGTTGACCGCTGACGGTTTTAGATGCACCCGATAAAAAAATAACTAATATTCCATTTTTAACCGTTGCAATAGCATCATAATCACTGAGTATACGCGTTAAAAATGAGGCGTCTGATTCTTGTGTTTGGTCTGCGTGGTTAATGGTTTGATTTGCGATCTCTGTCGCAATTTTATATTCAAGATTATGACGTTTTGCGATCTGGCTCGCAATTTTTTCAATAGTCATTGAATCATAACTTTGTTCACGCTTTACATTAAGTGATTCGCGAAAATTGGCGCTTTTTCCCCGAATAGTTAACGTATCAGGTGGTCCATGATGTTCGCATTCATCAACCACAAATTTGTTGTTAAATACCAATCCTTGTTCATCATTCCAACCAAACGAAACATTGAGTTCAACACCGCGTTTAGGAAGTGCTAGTTTACCGTCACTATCATCGAGTTCAATCGAAAACGTATCCGCTTCAAAACCGCTGTTATCAATAATTTGTAATGCGATTAAGCGATTATCAAAATGACTGGTAATATCTTTATCGTTATATTGGATCTTAAAAATGGCTTTTTTCATAATAAATAACTGGGTTATAAAAGTTTAAGAATATCTGCGCCAGGTATTACGTCAGGCGGATCGACTTTTTTTAAGCTAAAGGTAAAATCAATCTTACGTGGCGAACCATCACTAAAGAACTCTTCTCTATCGGTTTGAATCGATTCATTAACATAGAAGCCTAGCAAAATACCACTGCCATTAATGAGCGGCCAAGCAATCCCTAAATCGGCTTGTCGTCGATAAAGTTCAAGGCTAACTCGTCCGCCTGTTACTTCCGGATAAAGCACGCCACTTAATGTAATTTTTTCCTCGCCAATTCCAACAAATTGTGTTGCTGGGCGCTCACCAAATCGATTATTGGATGGATAACGATAATTAATTGTTTCACTTATCTTTTGAAATGGAATTGTTTTTAGTTCGAATACGAACATGCCATAAATCATTAACATTAATCAATATCCCTATAGCTGTTACGGTAGCTATTTTGTTGACCTCTAAAATATCGGCTAACTTCTTGGCCAACTTTACTTGCAAGTTCTTGTTCATTCATGTTAGGTGCCGCGTTAATCGTAATGAATATCTGAGGTTGATTTACGGATCCAGCCAAATTAGACGGTGCATTTGCGAATATAGGCGATCGGTTATCAACAGGGATATTGGATAACGCTTTTTCACTGATTTGATTTGAAAACTCACTCATAGAGCGCAGTGCTTTATTGCTATTACGCTCTATGCCCAGTTGGAAGCCTTCAACCGTAAAACCGCCATACTGGGCAAATACTCTTGATGGTGAGTGTATACCTAATGCCTCTTTAAACCAGCCGGTTACACCATCAGTCAGATCCGAAATCGTGCTTTTTAGTTCATTCCATTTATTTTTGATGCCACCAGTCAGCCCGTCGACTAAGTTAGTCCCTAAATTAGTAAAAATACTGGTGATCCCTCCTTCACCGGTAAATACCTTTCCAATTTTACTTGGTAGCTCGACAAGTTTTTCAGGCAGAGAAAAAATAAATGTCCAGACGCTTTTAACCAATTCGAAAAAGTCTTGGAATAATTTAATCGGTAGCATGATGGCTTTACCAATCGCTTCACCGAATGCAACACCTGCCGATTTAGTACTGTCGAACTCTTCACTGGTGAGTTTAACGGGTTCAAATAAATCACTAAACCAGTTGATCACGCTGCTAATTGAATCACCAATCGCATTAAATATCGGTGCCAATGGTTCAAAGAGTTTAATAATGGGCTCAAATGCCGCCTTAACAGGCGCCATTGCTGTAGTGAAGCCTTCCCATACACCAATAAAGAATGCTTTGATGGGTTCCCAATATTTATAAATGAGTAGTGCTGCTACCGCAATAGCGGCAATCACTAATCCAATGGGGTTGGTTAAAAATAATCGACCGACAAAAGCAAATGTAGAGCCAAGGAAACGAACAGCGGTTGATAGCGTTGATAAGGGCGATGTAGCCAAACCGATAGCGGCCGAACCAAGGGAACTAAAAGTTTTACCTAATAACCCATTTTTTATGGCTAAACTGCCAACGGATAGCCCTAAGCGAGATAAAATAAACTTTGTCATCAGCATGGGGCCAAATACGCTCATTAGCATTAAGGCTAAACCACCAAAGGCCGTGGTAAGCGCAGCAAGTCCTGTACCAAGCATCACAATCCCCTTACTGACTGCCGGATGCCGTTTTAAAAATTCACCCACACTGTGTAAGAAGTTAGTAAAGCCTTGGATGGCTTTACGGAGCCAGGCATTATTTTTTTCAAATAACTCAACGCTGATATTTTCAAAAGCGGCATGAAGCATTGTCATATCACCTTTGAGGTTATCGAGTTTTAACCCGGCAACGCGTGACGCTTCACCATCATATTCGCCTTTTTCACCGCGTAACTTTTTTAGTTCGCCAGTACCACTTTGTGATAATAATATTTCAAATCCGGTCAAACCGATTTGACCCGCAATTTTTTTATTAATGGCGGCTCTATCAACGTTCCCCATATGCTGCGTTGCTGCGGAGATTTCAGTAAGAATATCCACCAAATCACGCATATTGCCATTTTTATCTTTGGTTTTAACACCGAGCTTAGCAACCGCTTCAGACGTACCAATTCGTGTTAATATTTGCCTTAATGTGGTACCGGCTTGGCTGCCTTGAATACCGGCATTACCCATCATGGCGGTAGCTGCGGTAACCGTTTCTAAACTTTGACCAAATGCAGCGCCAATACCAGCACTATATTTGAGTGATTCACCGAGCATTTGAATATCAACGTTATTACGGGTAAACATTGCTGTCATCACATCCGCAACGTGATCCATCTTTTCGGCTGGTATCCCCATTGCCATTTGAATATTTGATGCGATATCAGCGGTAATACCTAAATCAAGATCGCCGGCGGATGCTAAATTTAGCATTCCGGGCATGGCTTTTAAAATCTGATCTGCATTGTAACCGGTTCGACCTAAGAAGTACTGACCAGCGGCGACCTCACTATCTGTAAATTTGGATTGAAGTGGTAACGTTCTGGCTTGCTGGCGCAGGGCAAGCATACGTGGATCATCTTTATCCGCGATACGCGTTACGGCTTGGGTGGCACTCATGCTGGCATCAAATTCATAGCCTACACCAAACAGATTACGCATACCCCTAGTTATTGTTCTGCCGGTTGCCAGTGATCCATAACCCACACCACCCATCACCGCTATACGTTGCATGCCTTTATCGTAATTTTGCCTAATTTGATTTGATTTTTTCATCTGTTCATTTAGGCGTGTGAGCTGTGTTCTTTGCTGCTCAATACTTTTTGTTGCGTTATTAATTTGTGAACGTAATATTGTTTGATGCTGTGCAAGGTTTTTAGTATTAATCCCTGATTTTGCCAGTTCATCACGTTGTTTTTGTGTAGCAGATCGCAAAGTATTAAATGATTCTTTTAATTGTGATGCTTTTTGTTTGGCTTTTTCAAACTCATCAGCCATCTTTTTTGTCGGTGATGAGGATTGTTTTATTGCTTGAGCTAATGAATTTACATTGTTACGCGCTTGTTTTAATTCATTACTGGCTTTTAGTGTATCATTTTTTAATTGAACAAAACCCGATAGGTTTTTTTGTATCTGGTTTAGGCTTTTTAATTCAGATTTAGTTTTAAGGAGTTGTTCCGCTAAAAGTTTAGTATTTTTAGTGGAATTTTGTAGCGGGCGACTCGCATTATCAACACCGCTAAGAATAATTTTAGCTTCTAATTTACTCATCGCTTGCTCCGCTACGGATTCGGGCTTGTTCTCGCCAATGCATTAATTCTGATAGGGTTAATTTATCAAGCACATCAAGCGACCAGTGAAAAATAGTCGCTATATCTGCTTGAGCGTTCTCTACTTGGTCGGGGATCCCTCGCTCACACTGCTTGATTTCGGTTTCAAAAAACTACTCATTTCAACCACCACACCTGTTAAGTCCGTTAAGTCCATGTTATAAACATCTTGTTCTGACAAGGTTGGTGTTGAAATACGCGGAAGGACTTTCGCTAAGGAATCAATGTCAGCATCAACAAAGTTAAGTAATTTAACGCCACGTAAATCACCGGCTAACGGTTTACGGATGGTGATTTTAGTAATTTCTGTTTTACCATTGATAATTGGGTTAGATAGTATAATTTCTTTTTGTGTCATAATTTGCTCCTAATTAACAGCCCATCTTAGTTAATAGGCTGTTATGGTTATTTATTTTATTGGGTTATAGACCAATTGCCTGGCGAGCTTGCTCCATTAAATCAACGCCATTGACTTTGTAGATCATGTTGATGATGTCTATTTCAATCACATCTTCACCATCAATGCTTAAACGGTAATAAGTGCATACCATAGAATATTTTGTTTGGCTGCTTTCACCTTGTTTAAACTCACCTAAATCTTGTTCTTTATGACGTCCGCTTACACTTACTTCGACTTTGCTATACTCTTCGCTATCATCTTTTTGGAAAGCACCAGCAAAACGTAAATTGAATTGATTAATTGACCCACCTAATAGTTTGGCTATATCGGCAGTTAGTCCGCCCATGGTGTATTCAACATCCAGTGCATCATCATCAAGCCCTAGATTAATTTTGACCGCACCGGGCATACCTGCACCGCGGTAACTTTCTAGTTTTTGAGTGAGTTTTGGTAATGTGATTGATTCAGCCTCGCCAATGTAGGAAGTTCCATCAACAAACACATTAAAATATTTGAGTTTTTTAGGTAATGCCATGAGTTAAATGCTCCTAGTTTGCGGCAACTGAATTAGCTAAATCGACTAAATAGCTATCAGTAATTCGTTGGTTAAACATTAAGTTTTCAAGTGGTGGCACTGGCGTGTAATCATAATCAATTTTTAGCTTGCCTTCTTTGAGTTGGTCCTTGGTGTTCACTGAAGCATCGAACCACGCTTTACCATCAACAATATAGCCATTTGATTTGAGTTCTCGGAACTTATTATTGACCGATTCAACAATATCTTTGATTAACGAGGCGTGCATCGGTTTATCGACAAAATCAAACATAGCTTCAGCGATGGAGTCAGCCAATACTTGTGCGGTTCGAGTGTAGTTTTCAAACATGAATAAGCCATCTTCGCTGCAAGTACGAGAGCCCCAAAAACGGTAGCCACTACGACAAATTAAGGTCGTTACCTCATGTTCGTTAAGGTAATTAGCATCCGTACTTTCTGCTTGTAAATCCCAATATACATCTTTATCAATGCCCGTCACACCATTAACCGGAATATTTGATAAAGTTTTATGCCAACCGATTTGCTGATCGATTTTAGCCCGTAGGCCAACGGCTCTTGCTGTGGCATAAAAGGTTGTTTCACTGGATGCCACAGTATCAAAACCAACGAAATCGGGCCAAATTACCATTACTTCACGAGCACCAAAATTATCACGATATAAAACCGCATCTTCTTTGGTTTTAGCTTCATAAGCGGACACATAACAAAAAGCACGTAATTGCTGGGCAACAGCAACCAAGGCAGTTGCAACCGGTAATGAATCCAAACCAGGCACAGCTAAAATACGCGGCTTAACGCTGAGTTTAGTTTGTGCAGCAAGTAAGGCTTTAATTCCGGTATATTTACCGTCGGCGGTTGTGGTACCAATAATATTGGATTGAGTTTCTTCAGACGTTGCACCTTCAGCAACTCGAATAGCAACAATAACAGGGGAGCATTGATCCGCAATGGCATTCAGGGTTGAAAGCAATGTACCTTTTTTACCGGCTTTAGCGATGGCACCATGAACGTTGGTAATAAGAACAGGTGTATTGAGTGGGAAATAGTCTTGATCTGCATCTGTAGCAGTACATACAACACCTATTACGGCGGTTGATACAGTGCGGATCGTTTTGCTGCCCTCGTTAATTTCAATAACTCGGACACCGTGATGATAATCAGCAGCCATTATAATCTCCAAATATTTAGCGATAGATTGGGATAAATGGTTGCATACGATAAAAAAAGAATGTACAAGTTTAACTTGTAAAATAGGTATTTACAGAGTGAGACAGTAGAGCCGAAGCTCTACTAAATTATTGCGGTTTTATCGGCCAAGTGATTTCAATATTGTTAGTATCAATGCGAGTTAATAGAATACGATATCTTTTCCATTCTTTGAGCTGTTCATCTTCATTATTTTCTTGCATACCCAGATCAACAATATCTTGAAGTATTTCTATTTTTTGAGTTGTTTCTTTTATCATCTCATTAATCTTTGATTGATTGGTGTCTTTTATAGACTGATTTTTTGTTTCAGTATCTTCAATCCATTTAGAACCATTCCATTTATCAAAAATTTCGTGAGGAATTAATCTTGTATAACTATCTGGTATTGCGCCAAGTTCACTAATAATAAGTGGCTCTTTTGTGGATATTGAGTAAACTGTTATACCTCTATTATCTTCAATCAGTACCCATTCACCATCTTTCTCACATGGGTGATGCCCTTCTTTAAATTTAGGTTTTATACGCAAAGCATTTAATGGCGGGATAGAATCTTGATTAGCCGGCATTTCAATTGTAAATGGATGTAACTCATTAGTTTCATCATAATAATAGTTTGTTTCTGACATTTTAAACTCCTAAATATATTGCTGGTGTCATTCCAATATTAAGTGGAACATTTTCATTACCTGTTGGCACAACTCTCGACGCATCAAAATCAAAACCTGATGATTCCCAAACGCCACCACTATGCGAATATTTACCTCCACCTGTATTTGAAAATGCACCAGTTAACTGAGGAACAAAGTCTAATCCTGAAGCACAACTACCTGTAATATTTCGAATCATATCGTTTTGAAATGTTCCCACTTGCCTTGTTTTTCCATTTACAGCGCGAACAAATACCCCCCGTCCATCTGAATGGAAAAAGTTAGGAATACTGATATTACTACCTATTATTTTTATTCCCCAATCTGACTTAAAATCAGATGAAAAATTATTCAATACCTTTCCAATAGGGCTAGTCAATGCATATTGATCTCCGTTAATAAAATACCATCCAGATGGAAGCTCTGAAACTCTAAAAGGGAAATACCTCATCTCACCTATATAAGTACTTAAATACTGAGATATTGTTTTAGTAGTTATTACATCATTACCTGCTTGTTGCAATTTACTACTAAAATTAGTATTACCAGTTACTGTTCCGCCAGTTTTGGGTAAAGCACTATTAGCTAAATCATAAGCTGTCTTAACTGCTTTTGGTGTAGCTGCTTGGTTTTCTACTGTACTATTAATTGCTGAATTAAGTTGAACTCGTCCTTTAATGGTAGTTGAACCATCTGTTTCAGCAGTAGATTTAGCTGTATTGGCGGTGGTGTTAGCAGTGTTTGCCAAGGTATAAGCACTATCTGCTCTAGTTTGTGCAGTCGCTGCATTAGTTTTGGCAGTGTTTGCAGTTGTATTGGCGGTATTCGCTAAATCATAAGCTGTTTTGACGGCCTTTGGTGTAGCTGCTTGATTTTCTGCGGTACTGTTCACTGCTGAATTAAGCTGAACGCGCCCTTTAACTGTCGTTGATGCATCTATTTCTGCGGTAGACTTAGCTGTATTGGCGGTGGTATTGGCCGTATTCGCTAAATCATAAGCCGTTTTGACTGCCTTTGGTGTTGCAGCTTGATTTTCTAAAGTACTATTAATCGCTGAATTTAACTGAACAAATCCTTTCCCTGTCGTTGATGCATTAGGATGGCTAGTTGATTTTTCGTGTTCTGTCATTTTTGATGAGATCAAATCATCAACATATTTTCGGGTAGCAAGCACCGTTGAAGCATCTATTTTTAATTCGACAGTACCCGTATTATCAACCATGATCACCATATTAATAACTTGAGTTCTCCCACTACCTTCAGATAATTTAGGTTTGTAGGAAGGAGGGCAATTACCCACAGCAATTAAATTACCTTTATCATCAAATACGCCTAATTCACGAATGTAAAATCCGCCTTCTTCAGGTGGAATGACTTGTTCAATAATAATATGATTCTCGTTATTCTCATCAGTATAAACTGTATTAATGGCACTACGCCTTACTTCGTGAATTAATTGCGTTTGTGTTGGTAGTGGTGATGGCACATTGCCGTTACCGTCACCCACAGCTAAATGAGTCAGTTTTAGTTGTGTTCCTGATGCGGTAGCTTCAGCAAGTTTTGCTGCTCCTAAATTCGTTAAAATAGTAAAGTAAGTTTGGCTCATGGTGTAACCTCTAATAAATCAGTGGAATAAGTTGCAATGTGATAATAGGTACTTCCTGATACTAAGATATTTTCAGGAATATAAGGATTTACTGTTAATACCTCGCCATCAGTGGTTAAGCATCTTAGATTAACTGTTCCTTGGCTAACCAAAACAATGGATAGCCCTGTTATATGACGAGAATAAGCCCTAACATCATCAATAATTCGGGTTAACTCTGTGTAATCATCTTCAGTAATGCCTTCGTCTAATATGCCGATTTCAAGTGAGAAGGTGCCTGGTTCATTACCTGTATTAAACCATTCATTGATACGGATAATATACCCGAATGGCTCAACGGCTCTTTTTATGGCTTTGATGGTGCCTTTTAATTTATGCGTTAAGAAGCTATCTGCTATCACCTTGCGCTTTGTCTGTTCCGGCCAGTTTTCATCCCAACGATCAACACTATATTGCCAGGCAAGGAAGGGGAGCCAACTAACAGGGCATAAGTATGGGTTCCATAAAAAACGTAAATCAACGTTTAACTGAATTTGGCATGCTTCAGATAGATTACGCTCTAATAACGTAGCAGTGGGTGGCAATAGCGTGTTATTGGTCATAACCGTCTACCTTCACGGTAAAACCTGAACAATAACTAGCCTGTTCTTTGGTGATAATGATATCTTGTGTCGGTTTGATTAACTCAACACGTTGAACACCTTCAACATGAAGGGCGGACATGATAGCACTGCGATTAATCCTAACGCCTATTCGGTGCTTATTATTAATAAATGAAGTGAGGTGTGCGATAGCAGCCGCTTTGATAGGTTCGGCTTCAGGATAGGGATCTAAATAGATTTTCGCTTCAATTTGATAATTAATAATGTTTGCAGATTGAACTGTTACTCTATCCGCAATGGGGCGGCGATCTTCATCGTTTAACTCTGTGGCAACAATGTTCAATAATTCTTGACTTGCAACGCCGTTATTTTCTCGTGATAGTACAACCACGGTGACATAACATGGCTTAGGGCTAAGGACTTCCGCGTCCAGTACACGACCATCGGCACTTTTAGCATAAAATCGATAAGCACCACGCGGACCAGCAACCGATAAGCCTTCAAATGCTTCCGGTGTACGATTTTGCAAATCAAGATCCGATTCCATAATTTGTTCAATCGGTGGGGTAACGGTATTATCAGCTTGTTGTACAATCAAACGTTTTACATTAAAAATCGCACTTAAATTATCTAAATCTTCACCATTAGAATAAGCAATCATGACGGCCAGCGCCGCTTCGTTAATACGCTGGCGCAATATTAATTCTTGATAGCTTGATTCTTGAAGTAGTTTAACAATGGGTTCACTTTCTAATTCTAATGTTTTGCGTAATTCAGTTTGTTTATCTAATGGATAAAGGTTAATAAACTGCTCTTTACGATTATTGAAAATCGTTTCAAAGTTAAGCTCTTCAATAATTTTGGGTGCGGGTAAAGTGGATAGATCAATCGTTGCCATTAGCGCACCTCAATTTCAGTTATATTTTTTTGATTGGACTGTGATTTTAAATAATAAGTAAGTTCTAAAAGGAGTTTTTCTTTATTTATTGAGAATTGCATTGAATCAATGGTAATACGTGGTTCCCACTGTGTTAATGCAATAACAGTTGCAGACATGATTTTTAATTGTGTTGCCGCATGGTTGGGGTGATCAATTAAAAAAAACAACATTGAACCATAATCCCGGCGCTGCACTCTTGAACCAATAGGTGTTAAAATAATATCTTTAATCGACTGTTTGATATGGTTATCATCGGTTAAGGTTCTACCCGTTTGGCTATTCATCCCTAAGTAACTCATTTAGGACCACCTGTAGACTGACTGCCTGATTGAACGCCGCTGTGAGTATGAGTGTGAACGACTACACCGTTAGATGATAATTTACCTTCTTTATGGATAACATTACCAGTAATCTCACCGGTGTTGGCGCCACTACCGCCACCCGTAGCACCAAATGATTGGAAGGTGATGTGATTGCTGCATTCGACCAACGGCGTTAATAAACTAATTTTCATGCCAGCTTTAGCGGTAATTTGTTCTCTAGCATCAATTAAAGCGGTTTTAATGCCTTTAATGGTTAATGTACTGGTTTCTGGTTCGTATTCAAATGTAGCGCCGTCCGGGAACTCGACAAAATGCCCGTCATTGGATGATGATGGCGCAGGGTAGTTATTGCAATATAAACTCGGTAATACACAACCTAATTCCAAATTACCATTAGGACTTAAAATAAATACCTGCTCGCCAACGCTTGGGCTCCACCAAGTACGGCTTTTACCTGCTCGATGAGTAAACCAAGGTAGCCACGTAGTAATAATTTCACCAGAACGGACTTTAACCCGATCACCTTGTACCTTAAAAATGGTACCTTGGCGGATCAGGTTGCTAATCATTCGTTTAAGTTCTGCCAATTCGGCTGGGTGATATGTATTCATAGGCCATATCTTTAAGATTAAGCGCTTAAAAGGGAAGTAAGTGGATTTGTAAGTAATGGTTTTACAAGTTGACTATAAATGATGAGTTAAGTGTGAAAGTGTAATTTGTTCTATCATCATTAAATCGGCATGATTTATACCTAGCAGTTCACGTTTTGGGTAAACAATGCGATATTCTGTTTTTCTATTTACTCTGTCTCGTAAACCATGTTGATGGACTTTTGCAATTTTTTGTACATTTCCTAAAAAGCTAACCGTAGCACTATGTGCATTAGCATTGATTTTCAAATACTTTATTGTCCGTATTTTGGAGAACATCTTTCGCCGTATTTGGCCTTTTTTGCTTTTAAGTTTTTGTTGTTTTCTGGGTGTGAATGCCGTTCCGTCGGGTTGTTTTTGGGCGGTTATCCGTTTGCGATTGGTTTCTCTTAATTTTTTAGCCATCTCACGAGCTAGCTTTGTGCGATTGGGGGCACTTAGTTGGCTCAATATGCCATCTGCATATTGGTGATATTGTGTTAATGTGTCTGACATATTTCAACAGCCCATGCCGGGATCATATCTTCAGGTGGTTGGTCATTGACGTGTTTATATTCCAAACCATTGTCGCCATTTTTAACAATGACCCTTTCGGTTAATGATAATGTAATACCAATATCACAACTTTGATCGTTTGATTGCTCAACTTCAAGTTTAATGGCGTCTTGACGTAAGTCACTATTACCCATTTTTTCATTTTGATTAACATACATCCAAGCAATAATGGGCACCATTAAATAATCAACTGATTCAGCATAATCCAAAATCACGATATTAAGTTTGTATTGGTATTCAAAACTTAGACTTTTTGCTGCACTTGCAACAACACCACCATCTTCAATAAAAATATGTAATTTATCTGGATTATTTTTGATAAGTAAGCTGTGTTTTTCAAGCAGCTTACGGATTTGTTCTGGCTTTTTCATATTGTTGTTCCTGACATTCGATAATCATATCAATTTGGCTGGCACAAAATAACCAGGCTTTTTGTAGGATGCTGTTTTCATCAAGTAAAGATTGATTATCACTAAGTCTATTGGCTGGTAGTATGCACTGTTCCACCTTCGGACAAGAATTTTCGATAATGATGACTTCCTTTGATGGTGTATGGTCTACTGTACAAGCGGATAACATCATCAGGCAAAATAGTATTAGCCCATAATTTAAGTTGTTCATTTTCATTTTTTAACCTTATCAACTGTTTTGATTGATCATCAATTAAGGCTTGGGATAGTTCGTTTTGTTGACGTAATAAAATTAAACTATCTTGATTACGATTATTTTTTTGTTTTAAGCTTTCAATTGTTTGATTATTTGTGGTGATTGTGCCATTAAGTTCCCCAATTTTTCCCGCTTGTGATTGGTTTTTTTGTTCTAATGATGTTATGGCATTATTCATGAACAAAATAGCGATAAACATTAAAACGATCACAATGCCGGCGATAGGCAAAAGCCAGTTGGTGAATTTACTCATTAGCTGTTTTAATAGATTCATACACTTCCTTTATTTTTTCATCATAATGATTTTTTTTATAATTAGGACCATTATAGAGACGGGCAAACGTAGCGTAATCATGCGTTTTAAGCGCGGTAATCATTTTGCTATTGGCTGACAGTGAGATAAAGCGGATAAATGCTTCAGTTTGTTTTAATTCGCTCTCACCCATCTGTTGTTCAAAATCTTGCACTGATTCATAACTAAGCGTTTTCCAGTGAAAGCCCATAATTTGAAATAAACCAAAGCTGGTTGATTCGATGGCGCAATTTTCATTAATCTGTTTAGCCATCTCTAATCGATAATTTTCACGTAAGCCACCAAGATAACCACCGGGCGTTTTATTGATTAATAAGGGGTACTGATTAGCGAGTTTATCAATATCAAATCCCTGTTTTTTGAGCTGCTTATAAAAAACATGGCGCTCAAATAAAACAAGAGGTTTATTGGGGGCAATAAATCCGTTTGAATTGGCTTCAACTTTTGTAATAGCTAATAATAATGGGTAATCAATACCAAGCGATAATGCGCTTTGTTTTAAATAATTTACAATCTCGATCATGATATTTTTACCTTCTTATTTTGACGTGGTGGTGTCGTTTTTGATTGCCAAGATAGGTGGTAAATGAATTGAGCAACATTCCCTTTTGTTTTTAACATGCAAATGAATACCAATAAGTTCATGATTGTTTGTGCTGTTTGAGCTTGTGATATTTGATCAAAAAAAATCAAAATAGCAACTGCGGCACTGGAACATACTAGACCCCAAGCAAGAAGGGAATATACTAATTTGTAGTTGCTTTTTCCTCGTTGAAAAAGAAATAAACGAATCGCAATAGCAAAACAGATGGTTGCATTAATTAATAAAGTCATATTCTCCCCCTTATGATTTTGATGAGTGAGGCTAGATCTTGATTTAAAATCAGTAATAATAATTGGGTGATCAGTATTGAAACAACTAATGCACCAAGACTTAATGGGGTTTTATCGGCAAGGCCTGACGGTAAAAAATCACATAAAATGGTTGTCATTAAATCGGCAAATTGAATACCAATTAAGAATGATACAAAAAATAATAAGATACTTTTAAATCGTCCAAACTCTTTTTTACCAACGATAAGTAATGTAGCTCCACATAAAGCACCAAGTACCGAACTGGCATCAAGATTAGGAAAGAGTGCAGTAATAGAAAAGGCACTAATTAAGGCTGTACTAGTTGTTGTCGTTGTGGGTTCTGCCATGATATTAATCCCATAATTTAATGTGTTTTTTCTGTGCTTGTGGCACGAGATCCGGTATTGTGATTTGTGTTCCTAATGGTAGTTTCGCTGGTAGTTGGCAAAGTTTAGGGTTATTTTGGTAAATAAGTTCAACTAATCCTTTTGTTCGCCCAAAAAGGCGATAAGCGATCTCGTCTACGGTTTCGTTTTGCCTTGCATATTCAATCATTTAGATTAATTCCATGGTTGAATGCGACTTACCTAAAATATCTCGAATTGCATAACGTGCATCACGATAGAGATCGCCGGCACTTTGTTGTTCAGGTTCAACTTGCTTCACTGCTTTGGCTGTTGCATCATAGTTTAAATAACGATCATTAATTAGCGCATTAGCCCAACAATAAACCGCTTGTTTGTATAAATGGATATATTTTGATTCGCCATCGATAATATCTTCGGTTAACTCTTCAAGTGAATGAATACCTTGTTCTTGCTGTTGCCAGCGCCATTGTGTTAAATCATTATTCACTTCAATAATTGCCGATATAATGGCTTTTTTTAAACGCTCTGTTGTTACTGTTCCGTCTAGCCTTTGTGCCTCACGTACCTCTTTGATTTTGATTACTGGAAAGAATGGAATGTTATCAATTGTGCTATCTTCACGTTCGTTAGCTTTAGATATTGCAATAAAATCACTCATATTTATCCTTAGTCAGCGGTGGACAGGGGCGCTAAAGTACTTAAAGTATTTATTGCCCCCGTGCCGCTGTGGTGTGAGGGTTCACTTGGTTAAGAATCGGCTTTTCCTATCGCTTTTTCTAATTCTTTAATTACGGTTTTTACGCCTGAATTTTCATCCAATTCAAGAGCCCGTTTTAAATAGCTTAGAGCTTGTTCTGGATCTTTTTCTTTTAGTGTGTAGCCGATCGCCTTATTCAATTTAGCTCGTACCTGATCAAACATGTCCTTATCTGCAACTAAATCAGCAAATTTCAAAAGAATATCGGCATTAACGTCCTGTTTGTTACTAATTTGAGTTAATACGGTATTAGCTAGCTCTTCAGTGATTAACGTTGCAGTCTGGCGTTGATATTCATCTGGCGTTATCCAGTTGTGTTTGAGTGCGTGTTCGGCCAATGGATAGGCAAGTTCAAACTGTTTTGTATCAATCATCCATACCAGTAATCGCATAAATACATCATCTTGTTGTGCATTGTCAGCACTTAACACACCATTGATCCAATCCATATATTCAGGAATAAGAATTTTTTTAAGATCAATCTTAGCTTCGGTTGATTGAAATTTTTTTAAACGAAGTCGGTCATTATTCAGTTTAGCAAGCATCATTTCATAAGCATTAGTTGCTTTTATGTTGGTGGTATTACGCTCTTTTTGAGCGTAATGTTTAGCTAAAAATTTTTGAGCTGGTGATGCCATGATTCCCCCTATGCGTATTCAATATTTTCCAGTAAGCAGCCAGCATCATAACGTTCAATAACAAATGATTCGTTAGCTGATTGATAATCCTCAATACGATCTCGTTTTGGATTATCAATAATATGGCGACGAGCGGTACCATTTTGAATATAGATAGCAAGATTACTAAATGAAGTAATAAGCATTGCTCCTTTCGGGAAATATGGCACGCGATATGCAGGCAATTCACCAATTGATTTTTGCGCCAATAACAATTTGCCAGCTACTTTTTCGGTATTTTTATCGGCATCATTCACAATCGGGAAGTATTTATCAAATAGTAAACCACGACCACAAAGCACCACCAAATCTGTGCTATCGGCATAAACGGGGTCAATAAGTGTTTCAACTGCGTCATAAACTAAAGCATCAACATTTTTATAATCGTAAGCACCTGTTGATCCAATAATGATTTTACCTGGCGCTTTGGTACCTTCGTTCATTACGCGTTCTGGTGCATCTTCACGATATTTTTGTAACCAACCTTTGTTCACATCTTGTAACAATGGATTGGTGGTACGGTTTGATGTTGCAGCACGACTAGTACCATTTAAGCCAATCATAATACGATCAAGGGCTTTTTGTTTAATCAATGCATCACGCAAAATGGTTTGGAAGTTCTTTTTGTGGCGCCAAGCATCTAACTTGGCATAGCGAATTGATGTATCATAGTTTGTTTGTTCACAACGATAGTTATGCTTATTCAGATCTGAAATATCAGCAGCTTCACGATCTTTGGTTGTGGTATCGGTAGTGCTCGCTGTTGTGCCTGATACGCCAATACCTACTTTTTCACCTTCTTGAGCATCAACAAACTCAAAGTTGATTTTTTTCAAGAAGTCAGATGATTGTTGAGTTCGTTTTTCTAGCGTTTGGTTTACTTCGGGATCGACAGCAAAATCTTCACTGGCATTATCTACGCCATTAAGCTGGGCAATACGGTGCTTGAATGCATTAAATAACTTTCGGGTATCATTTCTCATTGGTTTGTTCCTATAATATTCTGTTTATATTCAATAAATCGATTAATAAGCTAATGATTTATTAGCAATCTGTTTCTATTTCAGCTGATCCACCTGTTGATAACGGGCGTTCTGGAGCATCAGGGATATTGCTTAATAATTCTTTATATTCACCATTTTGTTGTTTGACGGTGTCCAATTCAGCGTTTAATTCAGTGATTTTGGATTCAAGTTCATTAAAACGTTCGGTTGTTTTAGTAAAAAATTGCTCAACAATCTCACCTAATTGCATAAATTTGCCGGAATCTTTTTCCGATTTGTTTTTAAACAAGTTAGTTAATCGGTCAACCATGGCACTAAATGTAGCTTCTTGCTGTTCATCACTTTCAAACTCTAAAATTGTTTCCTCTGCTGCAGTGAATAAGTTATTTGGGGATAATTTTCGGCTCGCTAATGGGTTAACATTTGCATTGGCACTAAACTCCAAAAATTCAGTACCTAAACTTGCCGGGTCATCAGTCACAGCTAAACCAACTAAATACGCTTCCCCTGTATCGGCAAATTCAAGGTTTACTTCGATAGAGGTGTAAACTTTTTGTTTGCTTTTATTCATGGCAATTAAATCATCGGTTGGTTCGATTTGAGCAAATAAGCCAAGTTTACCGGACAGAGGTCCATTCTTGATCTCTTCACTACGCAATGCTAATACATCACCATAGCGTTTAAATTGACTATCTGGTGAATAACCTTTGATATGTTCAAGATTGATACGAGCACCATAAACATCAGGGCTATAATTTTTTGCCATTTGCTCAATCCAAGAACGCTGGATTTTACGTCCATCAGTGGTTGCACCTTCAACGGCAACTCGGAACCATTTCGATTTAAATTTTTTTTGCTGTTTGCTCATATAAGACAATCCTTAACGGGAACGGTTATTTTGCTTTATGGTGTAGTGCAAGTGAAAAGAGAGCAATTAAGCACATTTGTAATTCATTGTTTTACAACCCTAATAACCATTAAAAATCGCTAATGATAGGTAAATTGACAGCATGAGGAGAGTTCATGAAAAACGTCAATTTATTAGATCATTTAATTAGTGAAGATATCGACCCAAGGCGAACGGCAAGATCGTTATATTGGGCTGGATATCGCATTAAGCGTATTGCTGAATTGCTTAATGAAAAGGCTAATACAATTCATAGCTGGAAACGCCGTGATAAATGGGATGAATCATCAACTTTAGAACGTATTAATGGCGTTCTTGAAGCGCAATATATTCATTTAGTGATAAAACCTAATAAAGAGGGGCGAGATTTCAAAGAAATTGATTTATTAAGCCGGCAAATAGAACGTACGGCCAGAATTGAAAAATATCAAAATGGCGGTAATGAAACTGATCTTAATCCAAATATTGCCAATCGTAATGCAAAACCAAAGCAGAAACCTAAAACCAATTTATTATCAGAAGAGCAGATTGAGAAGTTAAATGAACTGTTTAATGATGGTTTATACGATCATCAACGGGTTTGGTACCGTGCCGGTTTGCAAAATCGTATTCGTAACATCAATAAATCACGCCAAATTGGGGCGACTATGTTCTTTGCCCAAGAGGGTGCCGTAGATGCGGTAAATACTGGACGAAATCAGATATTTTTATCCGCATCAAAATCTCAAGCCTTCCAATTTCGTCAATATATTGTTGATTTTTTTCATGGCATAGATATGGATCTAAAAGGGGAAGTTATTCACTTACCCCATAATGATGCACGAATGTATTTTTTAGGTACCAATGCTAAAACAGCACAAAGCTATCATGGTAATTTATATCTAGATGAATATTTTTGGATTAATCAATTTCTAAAACTAAGAAAAGTCGCTTCAGGAATGTCGAGCCAAAAACGTTGGCGGCAAACTTATTTTTCAACACCGTCTAGCATTAATCATGAGGCTTATAAATTTTGGACTGGTGAGCTGTTTAATAAAGGTCGGCGTAAAGAAGATAGAATTAGTGTTGATATTTCACATAATGCGTTAAAGAAGGGTTCGTTATGTGCTGATGGACAATGGCGCCAAATTGTTACCATTGAAGATGCCGAGCGTTTAGGATTTGATTTATTTGATATAAATCAGTTAAAACTTGAATACAGCCCAGAAGAGTTTGCCAATCTATTTCTATGTAATTTTATTGATGATTCGTCTTCTGTCTTTCCGCTATCAAGCTTACAACCATGTATGATCGATTCATGGGAAATATGGGATGACTACAAACCTTTTGCATTACGTCCTCTTGGTGAACGTCCGGTTTGGATTGGATATGATCCTTCTCATACAGGCGATAGCGCTGGTTGTGTCGTTGTTTCTCCACCAATGGTTGAAGGGGGTAAATTTAGAATCATTGAAAAACATCAATGGACAGGGATGGATTTTGCCGCACAGGCCGAAGCTATCCGCAAAATGACAGAGCGTTATAACGTTACCTATATAGGTATTGATGCTACCGGACTTGGTGAAGGGGTTTATCAGCTAGTGAAACAATTTTACCCTGCAGCCGTTGCCTTTAAATATTCAATCGAAGTGAAGCAACGCTTAATCCTAAAAATGCAAGATGTCATTCGTCGCCAACGTTTGGAATTTGATGCTGGATGGACAGATTTAGCCCAATCATTTATGGCAATTCGTAAAGCATTAACGGCTAGCCAGCGTTATGTAACGTATGTGGCTGATCGTAATGATGAGGTGTCTCATGCTGATATTGCATGGGCAACGATGCATGCAATTTATAATGAGCCGCTTGAAAGTCTTGGCGGTGCAAACAGTAATAGTGGTTATATGGGAGTATTTTAATAATGACAGAATTAACGCAACAAAATGAAAAAATCGAATGTTTTACTTTTGGGGATAGGGAGCCACTAGCCGATGCAAAAGAGTTATTGAACTATTTGCAGTGCACAGAATGTGGGAATTGGTATGAACCGCCCGTTAATTTTGATACGTTGGCCAATACTTTTGCATCGTCGTCTTATCACAGTAGCCCGATTTATGTGAAGCGCAATATTTTAACGAGTACGTTTATTCCACATAAATATTTAACCAGGCAGGCCTTTGAAAGAATTGCTAATGATTTTTTAATTTTAGGCAATTGTTATCTTGAAAAACGTTCAAATATGTTGAAGCAAACAGATGGATTAAAACCTACTTTAGCCAAATATACCCGTCGAGGTGTTGAAGCCAATAAATATTGGTATATCGATCAGTATTGGGAAGAATACGAATTTAAAAAAGGGTCTATCTGGCACAATCTTGCACCGGATATTAATCAGGAGATCTATGGGTTACCTGAATATTTAGCTGCTATAAATTCTGTTTGGTTAGATAACTCGGCCACGGTGTTCCGTCAACGTTATTATAAAAATGGTTCACATGCTGGATTTATTCTTTATCTCTCTAACCCATCACATAATGAAAAAGATATTGAGGAATTGAAAAAGGCATTACAAAATAGTCGCGGACCTGGTAACTTTCGTAATTTGTTAATGTATGCGCCAAATGGTAAACCTGATGGACTAAAATTAATTCCAGTTGGTGAGGTGGCGGCCAAAGATAACTTTGCTGATATTAAATCTGTTAGCCAAGATGATATTTTAACTGCGCACCGAGTACCACCGTCATTAATGGGAATCACCCCTAAAAACACGGGTGGATTTGGAGATCCTGAAAAGGCATCAAAAGTATTTGCACGAAACGAAATCAAACCGCTTCAAGATAGATTTTTACAACTGAATGATTGGATGGGGGAGGAAATAGTAAGATTTAATTCTTATTCTCTTGAGTAAATAACCTAAAACGCTCTATAACGCCCATAATGGGCGTTTTTTATTATCTATAGGGTTTATTGGAATTACTTAGATCGTTTAATTCTATTTAAATTTGATATGCCTGCGTTGATTTTTTGATACTATTTTGATGATTTAAACTGAAATTGGGCCGTTGAAACCCCACGCCACCCCCGCACTAAAAGTGTATGAAATTGTGCAGAATTGCAAACCTCATAAAACAAACCCTAGCAAAAGGGCTTGAGCTGTTTTTGATCCTTTTTGGATCTTGCGTTTTCGTGCAGTATAGCTGTGCAGTAAAAAAATTTTAGCTTTATTCTTTTTTCGGTTTATCGATAAGGTACTCTTTTATTGGCTCTAAGAGATCCCGAATCCAAAATAGAGTGATCTCTTTGTCTCTTTCAGTTAGGTGTTCTGATTCAGTAATAACACGAACCAACAATTCTGCTCTTTCAATCTTTTTAGCATTTTCTAATTCCTTCATAGATAAATCACCTCAAAATTTATATTTAGTTTAACTTATCAAAATAAGTAGTGAGTTATCGCGCGATATGAAAATGCTAACGGATAAATGTCTTAATTGCATTAGTTTAATCAAAATCCATTTGTTTCATTTGATCGTTGATTTTTTCATTTAAAATTTGTTATTATAAAGGGGTTTTTTTATGTGGTGTTTCTTAACCTTATTTATTCTATTCTAGTAATTCCTTTGGTAATTTCCCATTTTCAACTAAAACTTCTAATGCGGGAAGTATTTTATTGATATAGTAAGGATTTTTATCAAATGCTGAAGATTTGTATTCGGTATATATAGCAAATGGGGAATTTATTGTTAAATCTAAATCTAAAAGATTGCTTTTAGATTTTTCAATCTCTTCATTGTTCTTTAATGATTCGGAGTAAAGTTCTATTGTCTTCAAAGTAGGATCGTAACTAATCTCTTTGGAAATAGTTTTCAAGTTCATATGTTCAAGAAATTTAAATTCACTTAATAAATTTCTATATTCTTCAAACTTACTAAGTACATCTGGTTCCCGTAGTCCATTAATGGCAATTACATGTAATAAATTATCAGAAATAAATGAACGCAATATATCTGAGTAATCATTAATGTTCTCTATATTGTTTTTATTTTCGGAAAGATATTTCAAAAAGCGATATAAAAACCTTAAGTAGGCATTAATTGTATTATTTTCTTTATTAGAAAAAACTTTTTCCAACATTTTTTTACTCTCTTCAAAATCAACATAATGGCTGTGAATGGATGAACAGTATTCACTAGCTAAGTCCTTATAAATATTAGTTACACTCTCTGCAAAACCATTTTGCAGGAAAAAAGCATTATGCTGCTCAAGCATCAAAGTAAACATTTTATCAAAATTAGCTTTTTTAGTTTCTTCATCCTGCCTTTTTAATTGTTTTTTTAGTTCTTCATTTTGACTATGTGTTGTCCATAATAGAATTATTATTGTTATAAAAGTTAGGACTGGATTGAGAATACCGCCAAAATAATCTCCCATCGCACCCCAATCACTTTGGGTTTTCATAATGTTATCTGCTTTTTTAAAATAATTTATATAATCAATTGCTATGTAAAGTATCAAAAGGAAGCATATAGCAATAAAGCTAATAGAAATCAGTCCAAATTTATATTTTTTATTAATCAATACTCCTGTGATAGTAGTAATTAAAAAGGCTACTATCAACAAGGCGGTTGAATTTAAATCAGTTAATAAGTTAAAAATAAACATTAAGATACCCTATATTAGATTTATGAATAAACCCCACATAGGGGTTCTAAAATTCTACGCAGTTTAGGTTATTAAGTCACTTTGTTATTTTGCTTTATGCATCACACTGCACAATAAATCAGCAATACAACTGACGGCAATAATAAATTCATTTTTATCGGTATGATTTGAGTTTAATAGAAATCGGGCGAGTAGTTCGGCTTGTTCGAGTTTTGCATAGCTATCTAGATTTAATTGAACAATATCATTTGATGATACAACATTTAAAGTGGATTGGTTTTTCATAATTAAATTCTCGTAAAGTAAGTTAATTTAATCACCACCAACATGCCAATATTGGAGGTGAACTGAACAAGGTTGGCATACCGCCTTTACGAGAAACGGCGAGCCTTTCGGCTCCCTCATCCAGCCCACCATAGAAAAGATACAGCTAGATAATAAGCATAAAAATACCGCTTTGAGCGGTTATGCTCTCATAAAGTACAAGATGCCAATCTTGATGTTAGATTTTGCTAACATGGTTTTAATATATATCTGTTTGGTTTTTGTTGTCAACATTTAATATCCTCGTTCAATTCTTAGCAGACTATATGAATTTAGTGGAAAAATGGGTTAATTTTTAATATCAAAAAGATTTATTAAGTCTTGCTTTAGCTCTAAAACACTTGAGTAATGATTATCTAAGGTATGTCCGCAAGCTTTATTTATTATGGCTTTGATATCATTTGTTACATGACTTTTATATCCAATATAATTAACTAAATTACTGGTTTTGACTTGCCGTACTAAATCATCAACTTGTTTAATGACCTCTAACCAATTATCAAACTGGTTCATGCATCTAAATAGAACGATACCTAATGAATAAATATCCGTTAAATAATTGCAAAGGTTTTGGTAACAAAAAATTCAGGGGCTTTATAAGATAATAATTTTAGCTCTTCATCTTTTGAGAAATAACCTGGAGTGAATAATAAATGGTAATTAGATAATTTGGTTTCATTACCCTTATTTAATATACAATCTGTTGTTATGTTTCTGTGAATAATATCGTATTTATGAGCATGGGTTAAACCATCTAACACTTGGCAAATGATTGGAATAGAATTTTCAATTGTCATATTGTGGTTATTGAAAGCATTTTCTAGACTTTCTAACCTATAAAAATCATAATCGACAATCAAATACATATATTCCGTCAAGCCTTGATACGTTTTCCCAACGTTTAAAAGATTAATTAGCTTTTTATGATTAGTTGCTTTATTTATTCTATAAGCATCAAAAAAATTTAATATATCTAAATAGTTAATTTGTTGCATGTTATAGATTAAAATAATTTTATTAGTTTTACTCCTCTTGTCATATCCAATATAAATATTTTGATTTGTCGGTGTACGCATCACCGTTTGTATTGAATATTTCTCAAGGTTAGGAAAATTAATAATATTCATAATTAAAAACTCCATTCAATATCATCCGAGAAAAAAGCTTTTCTTGGAGTTGCTTTCAGTAAGAGATCAATGGCGACCGCTTTCGATTTTTGTAAAATTTCATCATGTAAAGAGGCTTCTTGATTGATAAACTTTTCGGGGTCTTTGTGTAATACTTCTTTTATTTTCTTACGCTCCATCATCATTTTGACATTTCCACAGCTATAAGAAGGCAAATCTATGTAAATAAGATCATCTTTAAGTACTTTCATTAGTAAATTTTCGTTAAAACTGACCAATTTTCCAGCCAGTAATCCATCTATATGGCAATCTTCAAATTCAATTTTCCGTTTTTGGAGTTCTTTTCTTATTTTTTCCCGTTGATCGCCCGCTTCACTTTGAAAACCTTGCGTACAGTTAGTGCCAGAACTCCAAGGCGTGCGTTCCGCACGATTTTTAAGGTCAAGAGCCTTGCTTGTTTGGCCTTTTTGGATAATCTTCCATTTTATTAACCTGGTGCAAATGTATGACGTTAGCCCGACGATAGGGGAAAACACACCATTGATTTTTTTAATTGGCTCTTCGTATTGGTTTAGTTGCTCTTCGTAAGATAGGCGAACGGCTAGATCTTTGCGTTTTACCATTGGTCCACCTTGATGAATAGTGTAAGCCGCCCAATCGCCGATATCGGCAGAAGCAAGGACAGGATCGATCACGCTTTCATCTACGGTTTTATCTTTGAGCCGGCGCAATTCTCGCCAAACAGTAACAGGCGCACCGCCTATTTGTTGAAATTGTCTTATCTTCCATCTGCTTGCCCATGCGGTTACAGCTTTGGACATACTTTTTAAATCTTGTCCTGACTCATGATCAACCGCTTCATCAAGTGCATAGCCATCAATGTTTTTGGATATATATTTTGCGATGTAACCAGTAGCACTACCTTTTTCTTTTTCAATCATTTTGAATTCAAAGCGGTTTTTAGCGGCTCCTTTTTCGTGGCCATCTTCATCCATTGTGTAAATCCACATAATTTTAAATGCTTTGTTAACATCTTCGGGGCGCATAAATACAAGAATATGCCAATGCGGCGTTCCGTCATGATGTGGTTCGGCAACTCGAAAACCAAAAACTTTGATATCCTCACGGGATAATTTTGCACGAATCCGTGACCATACTTTACATAAATAGGCTTGAGTATCTTGGGGAGTGTTACCGATCCAATTTTCAACAAAACCGCCTCTTGAATAAACACTGTGATATTTAGATGGAGCAGTTAAAGTAATAAAAGCGCCACAATAGCCAAACTCTTCAGCAATATCTTCAAAACCACGCATGCGATTCATTAACTCAACTCGGCGAATAGCTGGGTTAGCAATAGATTTATAAACTTGTAAATCAAGTGGGATTTGCTCGCCAGTTTCTTCATTTTCAATTGCCATTCGTTCAAGGTATTTACGATTTCGGCGTTTTTGTTCGTTAAATTCATTAATACATGAACGACTAGCATAAGGACTAGCTTTAGATTGAACTTGCCCAACGGCAATGGCTAAATGTTCGTGTTGAGTGTCCCGACGTCTTTGTAGAACGTTTCGCCACCAATCTTCATTGGTAACTTTTGCCCATGCTTTTATGATATTTTCATTAGTGAGCTTGTCATTTTTATAATCAGCATAGTAGGGTGGTGTAATATTGATTCCGCTTAACTCTTTTAAAATGAGTGAGTAAATTTTGTATTCAATTGAATTTTGATTCACTTCATTAGCAGAAAGAGAGAATGAACTTTCATCTAATTTTTGAATGATTAAATTATTAAGATAACGGGCTATATTAACACTTAATTTATTAATGCCTTCTCGCTCAAAGGTTGGCAATTTTTCAAACTCGGCACCAAAATAGATAGCCAGCGAACTCGGTTTATCTATTTCATATTTTTTATTAACAAGATCAAGCCTTGCTTTAATATTTCCACCTAATGTTTTGCGTAAAAAAGTATTCGCAGCTCGGCGGCTTTTAGACTGGAATAAATCAATATATTTATTGGCAAAGTAACTGCTTAAGTAGTTTGGTAAATTCCCAATATAATTAGATCTAAAAGAGTGGTCCTCTTGGTCAATTTGCCACAATTTTATTTCATTATAGGAGATATCATCGGGTATTTTTTTATGTACAATTGGCTTTGCTGTTGGTGTTCTGACCACTATTTTATTTGGTAGAAATTGTCCAATTTTTTCATAATAATCACGCATACCTAAAAACAAGGCGTGTTTATCCTTGTTTGTTATTAATGGTAATTGTTGCGTGATTGAAACCATAACTAATAGGCCTTAAACCATATCTGGAGTTAATACGCCAATAATTTCATTGGCTTGTTCTCGGTTGCCATTGGCAGCAACTGATCGCAGTGCTTGAATGGAATGAATTTTGAATTGTCGGAATAGGTAACGAGTATCTGATGTATCGTGATTAGAGATCACTGCACTTGCACCACGTTTTACAGCCTGATAAAGGTGATAAGCTAATTGTTCAGTTTCGTTATAGTCAAAAGTTGATGGCGTATACCCGTTAAAGCTAACTTCACCACCTAATGGCAAATAAGGGGGATCACAATAAATGACATCACCATTACCAGCGTAGTTAATTGTGTTTTTATAATCACATCTAAGCAGTTCAACAAAAAAAGGTTTTTGACTCAGCTTTTCTGAAAAAAGTATTAGTTCATTAGTAGGATTGTAAATGTTTTTGTGTTTACCCTCTGGAACATTGAATTGACCACTTTTATTGTATCGGCATACACCATTAAAGCAGTGGCGATTTAAATAGATAAATAATGCTGCTCGTTTGTTCGTTTGAGATGAGTTATTAAATCGTTCCCTTGCTTCATAGTAGTTTAGGTTTTCATTAAAAAACAAATCAACAAGTGATATTAATTTTTGTGGTTCTGCTTTTAACCTGTTATAAACATTAATTAAATCCTGATTAAAATCAGCCAAAAGATATTGTTTATAATTGGTATTAATAAATACATTACCACCGCCAATAAAAGGCTCAATTAAGCGTTCGCCTTTTGGTAAATACTGTAGCAATTGTGGGATAACTCGACCCTTTCCGCCCATCCATTTAAGGAAAGAGCGATTTATTTCCTGATTCATATATATTCCTATCTAATTACTATTCACAGATTCCGGCATAAATACTTGAGCAAGCCGATTTATCGTTTTGTTCGGCCAGTAAATCAAATTGGCGACCACCTCGGGTGGTTTGTGCCCAAGCGTGGATTTTTTGTATCCCGTGAGATTGAAGAGTTACTTTGCTGTTATCTTTTTCAGCATTAACGGGATCGATAGTTGAGATGAAAAACGTGGAGCATCCACGAGGAGAGCATAAGGAAACTAACTTTTCCCATTCTGCCACCCTTTCTATTTCTTTAGGGAACCGTGCAAAAATTTCTTTTAGTTCAGACTTACGAGAATGGATACAAGGCATACAGCCAACACGTGACATCCCCATTTTATAAAGTGGGTTTGGCTCTATATTATTAAGTTTTGCAAACTCAAAGACATCTTCATGAGTCCAGTCAATGATTGGACGATAAATACTTAATCCGGGAGTATTATCAGCATCAGTTTCCCAAATTGGTAATTTGGCACGTTCTGGGCTTTCTTGGGCTCTAACGCCTTGCCACAAAATCACTTCGTCATATTCTTTTAAAAGTGGATCGACTATTTGATTTTTAATCACATCATGTTTCAATGCTTGTGAACAAAAACGGGCTTTAGTAGAAGGAAATCTTCCTTTCATCATACAAAGATCTAAAAAAGGGTTTCCGGTTGGGTGTAATATTTCTAAAGCTTTTTTTGTAATATTTTTCGCTCGTTCTTGAGTATTGCCTCGCCTAATAAGTTTATTGACCCAATGAGTTGCTATATATTCACGTTTACGTTGAATATCTTTTGAAAAATCAGCTTTGACTTTATTTATGGCACCTAATTTTTCAGATAAATAATCAATGTATTTATAAGTAATTTCATGTTCGTGCCCAGTATCAGCAAAAACTGAACAGATATTTAAACTTGAATACTTATCAGCAAGAAGACAGATAGCGGTGCTATCTTTTCCACCGCTCATTGTGATTACATTAATCGTGTTTTTTTCAAAACAACGAGGATCTATTGCTAAGTTCATTTTCTTAACCTTTCTCTTAACCCCTGACAATCAACACACAATTTGCAGCCTTGTAGGAGTTGACGGCGTTTTTCTGGAATGGGTTCGCCACACTCGAAGCAGTTAATTGCTGATTCCCCTACAAATACGGTTTGCCGTTTAGCTATAATGTTGTCGATTTCTTGTTGAGCTAAATCATTGGCACGATCGATTGTGTCTCGCATTAGGCGTGCGCCTCGTGTTTTTCGTTTTGCATTTTTGTGGCTTCTTGCTCTAAAAGTTCGGCTGCGTCATGTGGCGATAAAAAATTAGTTCGGATGTGACCAGCTAAACGTTCTAAACGAGCTGTAAACACATCACATAATCCGTCTTTGGTTTCTTCTTTCGCTTGGTTGAGTACTGTTAATAACGAATCATCACTAAGCGACGGCATTAGTTTGGTTGGCATAACTATCTCCTTTAATGATTTGGGTGATGAGTTCAGCCCTTTGATTTAATTCTGTAATGGCTTTGGTATTAACTTTTTTGGTTTTAGGTTGTGATTTTTGAAAATCACTTTCTTGGCAATTAACAAACTGATTAACTATGATTTGTAATCGTTTAATACCTATCGACAGCTTTTTTACATCACTATCACTTAATTGCGACCATGTGGATTGGTCTGTCTCTAAGCCGGATGCAATTAATAAATAGCGTTTTTGATTAGGTGATAAACGTTCAAAAGCCAAACGGGTCAAACTACGATCATTTACAATCAGTTCCCGACAAGCCCGAATATGTTCAAGGTTATTCATTCTTTGGGCTTTGGCTTGTGGTGTTTCGCTAATCATTAGGAATCTCCTCAACTATTAATTGGTTAGGATTGAGTGCGCCTAACCTCGCACTTCCTTTTTGTTCCCCAACAAAAAAAGAACCTGTTATAATCAAATTCCCCAACAAAAAGAGGTACTTGGAAATGAATAAAAATGATGCTCAAAATGCAGCGATTGAATTAACAAAGGCTTTACTGCAATCTAATACCAACAAAATTATCGTTAAAAACGAACCTCAAACATTTTTTGAACAAGCAAACTTAATTGCTGATTTTGTTATTTATTTGGCTGAACGTTTAGAGAACGGTTTGGAAGCCGATCCGGCTCACGCGGTTCAGGTTCACGTGCTCGACACGCTCGATTAAGTTGATTAAATGCAGCAACAAGGCGGTTCGCTAAGCGTTCTGGATTATCACTACCTGAATTAGCAGCCGCTTTTAAGATGGCATTCTTTATTAGCCACTTATCATTTTCTTTTCGGCGTAACTCTTTTTCATCTTCTGTCTGGCTAACATTTGGCTGAAATTCCATACCCACCTCACTATTTGTTAAATAACTTAACCGCTTTGCCGTTTGGTTTTTCGATCCAACCTTTGCGGTTATGGTTGTTGGTTTTGATAAAAATTAAAGCAGGCTTATGCGCTGCTTTTTGGCTTAGGTAGATTGCTTGGCTCATGATTTTTCCTCGTCGAGTTTTAACTCTGGATTAAATGCTTTAGCTCCCTCAAGCGTTAAGGCGGTCATATTGATAAGCGTGGTTGAACGGTCATATTTACCAGTGATTTTCTTTTTACGAATAGGGAGTTTTCCCTCGCTGATATATTTCTTAACGGTACGCGGATTCATGCCCGACACACGAGCAAACTCGTCAACCGTGACATAAGGTGATGAAATAGCTATTGAAATTGTTGGCGTCATAGTGCATTATTTCCAGTTAATGTGAGTATATGTTTATATATGTGTTTAAATCAGCTTATATCTAATTTATATTAACAAATTGTTAATGTCAATAACAATTTGTTAATAAGGGTGAGTTTATGAAAATTAATTTTGAATCAGGCGGAACAGAAGTATTGGATCGTATTATTAAGGCTTATGGGTTTAACACTAAACTTGCTTTAGCCAATTATCTTAATATTTCTGCTGCTAGTTTAGGGATGAGGTATAAAAGAGATTTGTTTCCATCTGATCTGGTCGTCCGTTGTATGGCTGAAACAGGGGCTACACTTGAATGGCTTGTTACTGGTGAAGGTGAATTTTCACCAAACGAACCAACTCCAAAAGAAACCGTTCTATCGGATGATACATTGGAGAAGTTGGAGCGTCTTGCGACATTAAAAGAAAAGGGCGCAATAACCGATCAAGAGTTTAATGAGTTAAAGGGTAAGTTGATTTAGGCTAAATAGGGTTATGATTATGAAAGAATTATTTAAATCGTTTTATTATCCAGATGAAAATGGAATAAAAGAAATTTGGGGAGATAAAAATACTTTATTTGTACTAGATGCCAATATTTTGCTTAATTTATATCGATATAATGATGAAACAATAAAGGACTTTTTTAAACTTCTTAATTTTGTAAAAGATCAAGTATTTATTCCTCATCATGCAGCTTTAGAATATCAAAAAAATAGAATAAGTGTTATTGCGGAACAACGTAAATATCTAGGAAGCTTCATTAAGGCATTGGATAAAGATTTAACTATTGTTGATATTTTATTTGAAGGAAAAGAAAAGAACAGCTATAAACAAGTAGTAAAAAAGTATCCAGAGTTAAGTCAAGCATTAGAAAATATTAATAATGAACTACAAAGACTCAAAAATGACAATCTAGATAAATTAAATGAAGAAGCAAAAAAATTACTTGCTAATTCCCCTCATGTTAACTCTTTTGATTCAATTAGAACTGAATTGGATAATCTCCAACTGATCGTTGGCGAACCGTACTCTGAAAAAGAGTTAGAGGATATTTACAAGGAGGGTGCACGTAGATATAGTCTAGACATTCCTCCAGGTTTTGAAGATAAAGATAAAATTGAAAAATTTAGTTTTTCAGGTCAAGAATATCAACAGAAGTATGGTGATTATATCATTTGGGAACAGATTAAATTATATGCTAAAAATCATCCAGATTTAACAAATATCATATTTATCAGTGACGATGTAAAAAAAGACTGGCTTCAATCTTTTGATTCTGATGGAACAAAAATTATAGGTGCGAGAACTGAACTATGCTGTGAAATTTATAACGGCTATCCAAATATAAAATGGTTTTTAATTCATGATTCAAATACGTTTTTAGAACTTGGTAACAAAGTCCATGATCTAAAAGTTCAACAACAATCTTTTGATGATGTTCGTAATATATTATATAGTAATATTATTAAATCAAACTATTTGTTATCAAGAAATAAGTTTGATAGTTCAGGTATACTGACTCGCAAAATAACTGATTATGATGAAAATACTAGTACTATTTTAAATGATAAATCTTATCAACACTTAGATTTGCTATTAAGTGAAGTTCTTAATTTGAAAGAAATGAATGAATCATTAAAATTAAAACTTCATAATCTATATCAGAAAAAATCTAGAATTAAAGATCATTTAAAAAATTTTAGAGAACATGAACAGTTAAATGAAGAGGCTGAATCTCTTCTTTTTCAATTACATAATATTGATGAAAATATTCAAATACTAAATAGCTCTTTATATAAAAATAATCAAGACTCATCTTATTTAATTTACGATTTGGAAAAACAAATTGAGGAATTAGAATATCAAAAACTAAATATTGAGAATGAGATGAGCCTTATTAGCATTACAAAAGCAGAAAATAACCCGGAAATAATTGAAAATCTCCATTTACGATACCATCGCATAACTGAAAAAATAAAATCTTTACGTTCATCTATAGAAGATACTAAAAAACAATTACTTTCATTAAGTAATATTGGTTTAAAAAAAAAATTATAAGTTATTGTAATGACTATTCGCAAAAAAAAATCAGGCAAATGGCTTTTTGAAAAATATCTTGATGGCGGTCGTCGGATTCGTAAGACTTTTGCGACTAAAGGCGAGGCACTCGCTTATGAAAGTTATTTGGAAGAACAGACCAATGATAAGCCTTGGTTGGGGGAAAAGATTGATAAACGCCATTTATCCGACTTAATTAACAGTTGGTACTCATTGCATGGGCAAACCTTAAAAGATGGTCAAACACGCCTAAAAGCGATGTTATTTGCTTGTGAATGTGTTGATGATCCGCTTGCGACTAATTTTACCGCCAAACAGTTCACTAATTATCGCCAAAAACGTATTGATGGTGAGATATTCAGGACAGACCGAATCAAAAACGTTGCACCTCGCACCATGAACTTAGAGTTAACCTATTTTAAAGCTATGTTTAATGAATTAATTAGGTTAGGGGAGTGGCAGCATAATAATCCTTTAGAAAAAGTGAGATCATTTAAAACAGACGAGCAGGAAATGGCTTATCTCACTAAAGAACAGATAAATGATTTACTCTTATCTTGTGAGCAAAGCACTGCGAAAGATTTAACGATTATTGTAAAAATTTGCCTAGCGACTGGCGCTCGTTGGAGTGAGGCTGAAAGCCTAAAAGGCACACAAGTTAAAGACGGCAAGATCACCTATATCAATACCAAAGGTAAACGCAACAGAACTATTCCAATCAGTGAACAACTATTTAATGAAATTCAACTAAAGAATGGACCATTATTTACGGGGTGTTATTCGGCGTTCCGTTCTGCTATTGATAGGGCGGGTATAGAACTACCAGGTCGCCAATTAACCCACGTTTTACGCCATACTTTCGCTAGCCATTTTATGATGAACGGCGGTAACATTTTAGTTTTACAAAAAATCCTCGGCCACACCGACATCAAAATGACCATGCGATATGCTCATTTCGCACCTGATCACTTTGAAGATGCGGTAAGGTTGAATCCGTTGAGTTATTAGAAAGGTTTAAAAATGCCAAAGCTAGAATTACTTACTGTACTAAATGAATATGATAAAAACTCTAAATCTAAGTTTCAAAATAATCAATTAGCGGGAAGAATTAGAAATGAGTTTTCGGCCTCTTTATATTCGGAACTAAATACTGAACAGATAAAAGTAAAAGCTTCTTGTGGCCAGAGTCAATGGGCGATTATTCCTTGGTTTGCTTTTTTATATCCGCAAGTAACAGATACTACCCAGAGTGGTTATTATGTTGTTTATTTATTTGATGCAAATATGGATGGAGTCTATCTTTCCTTAAATCAAGGATGGCAAGATTATGAAAGTACCTATGGTTTAAAAGAAGCTAAAATACAGATCAAAACAACAACAAAACTATATCAACAACGATTACAAGAATATCTTGGAGATCATGATATTAAAAAATTTGGTTTTTCATTTTCAACTATTAGTTTAAATAATATTAATAAAAAAACCTCATTACCAGAGGGATATGAACTGGGACATATATTTGGTAAATATTATTCAAAAGAAGATATTCAGCATCTAAGTCAAAATGAATTATCCAATGATTTAAATGAATTAATTAATATTTATATACAATGTGTAGATAATAAATTGTTTAATAAAGATATTAATTCAGATATTAAATTGATCGAAAGTAATAATAATTTAACACCAACACAAAAAAAATATTTAATTGATTCTAGATTAGGTCAAGGTAAATTCAGAAGTGAATTATTGAAATTATATCCAGCATGTCCTATAACAAAAATTAAATTGAAAGCTTTGCTAAAAGCAAGTCATATAAAACCTTGGCGAGATAGTGACAATAACGAACGATTAGATAAATTTAACGGTTTTATGTTAGCCGTTCATATTGATGCACTATTTGATAATGGTTATGTCAGCTTTGAGGACGATGGGGGGCTATTAGTTAGTGATCTGTGTAGGGATGATATAGATAAATTAATGGTTGATACAAATATAAAAATTAAAATATATGATGAATCTAAAAAGTATCTTAAATGGCATAGAGAACATATTTTTAAAAAATAAGGTTAGTGTTATTGGTAATTTTAAATTATCGTTTTCTCTATATATGTTAATGAATGTATGATGGTACAAAGTGAATAAAATGTTTTCTGGAAATAATGATTATTCGTGGGCCAATGCTTGTGTTGGCGAAAATGGCTTACCTGGTTTTTGGGAGTATGCTAATGGATACTCAAAAGCTGCTAATTTTTTACTTGAGCTAGTTTTGTTTAAAGAGGGAAATGATTTTCATTATGATGAAGCGGTTTATCCAATTTGCTTTAATATGAGGCATTCAATTGAGCTAAGGTTGAAAAATCTTATTGAGGTTTTAAATGAAATTTCAGAAATTAAAAATATTCCTCTACCTGACTATAAGAATATATTAGGAAAACATGACATAGGGATTATTTGGCAGTATTTGTTGGAAAACGGAGATAAAATAGATCGTCGATATAAAAATTATTTTGAGAAATTAAATATGTTTATAGTCGAAATAGCGAATGTCGATCCTACAGCACAAACGTTTAGATATCCTAATGATATTGAAGGAAAAAAACATTTAAAAAATATTAGTTTGATAAATTTTATCAATTTAAAAAGGAGTTTTAATGAAATTGAAGTGATATTGAATGATTTAAATAATTTAAGTGAATCTATGCGGCACGAATATACTCAAGGTAGTTTTACTAAACACTTGTCTAGAAAAGATTTATCAGATATTGCAAAAAAATTACCTCAAATTGATGAGTGGAGAAATGATAATTTTAAAGTAGTCAAAGATAAAATAAAAAAAGATTATCAAATTGGTTCAAAAGAGTTTTCTGAAGCAATAGAACTTATCAAAAAACATCATGAATTTAGTTATTATATCGGAAAAGAACTTCTTTTTCCGCATTTAGATAAAGAGGAACTATTATTTTTCCTTGATAAATGGATAAATATATTTGATATTCGTTACTATCAAGGTATAGATAATATAAAATCTCATGGATTAATTAATGCGAATAGTATTGATGCAGAAGCTGTCAAAAATGATATCATTAACACTAACGACGCAATCAATCAAATAATATCCGCTATCAATTTTTCAACCTATGCTTATATTATCTCTCTGTACTATTTTTTACCAAACTCAAATTATTCCGAAGAATTTTTTGTTAGCTATAGAAAAAATCTTCAAAAAAAGGATGCCAATAACGCGGATAAACGTATATATTTTAGATCAATAAGACATTTATTTATAAAAAGAGATTTATTACCTAAAGTTATTGTGAATTTGAGGTTTTTGAATCAAAAAACACTGGTAGATATTTTGGTAAAAAAATATAACATTTTAGAAAGTCGGTTATTAAAATAGTGGCGGTAAAATGGCGGTTGAGAATGATTTTATATAGATAAATATGTCTATATATGTATTCTTAACCTATTGATTTAATTGTAAGTTATTGATTTTAAGTACTACTCTAAAGAACTCATAATCGATTGGTCACTGGTTCAAGTCCAGTAGGGGCCACCATTTATGCAATAAAATCAATAAATTATAAAATTCAATTTTCCCTGTTTTTTTGCTGGTGGCGATAAAATGGTGATCTAAATTTCATTTTATATTCTTAACTTATTCAATTGGTTATAAATTTATAACACTTTTTATTTATTAAAAAAAAGAGAACAATCGATAAATAGTCGATTATTTATTTATGCTAGAAGATGTAATTTAGATAAAAAATAAAAATTAGGGTGATATGAATATTTCTATTAATTCGTTTAATTCATTTATCCTATTTTTAGCTAAAATTAATATTTCTTTATTAAATATGGTATAGCTATCTTTATTAGTAGGATCTTTTCTTAATTTTTTATGCATTTTTTCTTTACATTTAGAACTACTTTCTGGTTTTTGAATTTGCAAAATATCTAATAGTAGCCCTTCTAAACAGGGGCTTGATGCAATTAATTTTACTTGATGTTTTCTAGCCTCACGAATAATAGAAGGAGACCAAGGGATATCAGTATCTAGTAATACAAAAGTAGTATCGTAACCATCATGCTTTTTGGTACTGATAGCGTGGTTTATAATATTAGAAGGTCCTTTCCCTCCAGCAGTAACAATTTTAATTGATGCTTTACCAGTAGAAAAAATACTTTTTAGATGTTGTAAGAATGCTTTTTCACAATATCCTTCACCAACAACAAGAATAGTTTTTTTAATAACTCTTTTTTTCTCTTTTGGAGCCATAAAATATATTCCTATAAGTCAGTTTCGGGAATGCCACCTAAAGCACCAGTGATATATTTAGCATATAAATTATCTTGACTTCTAAGACCTTTGATTTGGTCAAGCCGCCAACTTTCACTTATACAGTTCTTATCTTTTTCGACTAAATATAGGTGGTGCTTTTTCAGTATTTTTAATATTTCTAAATTATGACAACTAAAAATTAACTGGGCATTGTGCTTATTAATCAATTCATTTTCAAATAATTTAATAAGTTCGACGACCATAAGAGGATGTAGATCTGTATCTAATTCGTCTATAACTGCAATTCCTCCACTGTCTAAAGCTATTAAAAGAGTCATGATAAAACAATAACTAGCTTGAGTACCTGTTGATTCCATATAAAATGGAATTTCATAAGAGTCATTATTACTAGAATGAACGCCAAAAGGAGTTATCTTCTCAATTATTTTTCCTGTCTGAGTATCAGAATATTTGATTTTTTTTAATTTAATATTATCAAGACCAAAATTTAATTTTTTTAGATAATTAATGGCTGTTTTAAATAATTTCTTGTTTTTATGATAAATTTCTGTCGCGTCTAAAACTGAATCATAATTAAAGGAATGTTTTCCATATATATGAAGGTTACTTCCAATAGATATACTGAATAATGCTGTTTCAGCTACAATATTTCCTAAACGAGCAAAATATGATAAAACAGAAGCATTATGAGGAACCTTTTTTAAGTCTTCTTTTGAAAACTGTAATTTTTTTAGCTTTTCTAAATTTTCTGATGTGATGTCTGAATTTTTGATATTTTTTTTATCAAATAGATCTGAGTAGGTATACCGATTATTTTTTTTGTTATATGTTCTAGAAAAAATATTAGTGAAATTTTTTTCTTCCATCATCTTTGTTTTTAGGCTTTCATGATAAATTCTTTTTCTATCTAGTTTAATTTTATATTTGAATTCTGTGCAGTTAGCTTTATTTTTTTGCATTGGTGATATAAAGCATAACTCGATTTCGGAAGGTTCAACCTGTTGGAATAAGAATGGAGCGAAGGGTAGTTCCTCCTCGTTTTTTTGATCTTTAAAAGAGTTATTACAAAACCAATTTAGAAACGCTAATGGTTTTAGTAAATTAGATTTACCAGACGCATTAGCACCTAAAATAGCAAGAATTTTTGATACCTTATAATTATTAATATTTGTATCAAAATTAGAAACTGAAGAATTTTTTTGTAATCTTAGATCTATAGTGGTTTCATCTTTGAACGAATAAAAATTTTTAAATTTATACCATAGAATCATAATTAACCTCAAAACTAAACAAAATTTTGTTTAGTTTGCTATTTTTTTTGTTTTTTTGCAAGGACCTATTATAAATAAAACTGGCGGTAAAATGGCGGTTGAGAATGATTTTATATAGATAAATATGTTTATATAGGTATTCTTAATCGCTTGATTTGATTATAATCTATTGATTTTTAATATTAATCTTAATAACTCATAATCGATTGGTCACTGGTTCAAGTCCAGTAGGGGCCACCATTACGAACATCACTAAACCTCAATAAAGCTCAAAAACCCTTTAATACCAACGATTTTAATGATTTCATACCTCATGCAACCTCACCGAAATTCACCGAGATTTAAAATATTTAGTTATACGTTTAGTTATACGGTGGTAATATAACTAAAATTCGTATAACTAAAAATGATATAACTATGGCTAGAAAGACCGTTCCTTTAAGTGATACTCAAATTAAAGCAGCTAAGCCAAAAGATAAAGAATACACTTTACAAGATTGGCTAGGGTTATATTTATTGATTAAACCGACTGGATCAAAAATATGGCGATTTAATTATTATCGTCCTTTTGTCAAAAAAAGAGTTTTAATTAGTTTTGGTAGTTATCCAGAAATAACCCTGCAGCAAGCAAGAAAAAAAAAGAGATGAAGCCAGAGAACTACTTCAACAAGATATTGACCCTCAAGAACATTACTCAGCTAAAAAACAAAATGTATTAAAAGAGCGAACCAATACCTTTAAAAAAGTGGCAGATAATTGGCTTGTAGTAGAAAAGTCTAAAAAATATAAAGAAGACACAATTAAGAAAGCTATAGGCATACCGTCGCAATGGGTTGAGATGCTCACTAAACGCTTTAATATTTGGTGTAATGGGGCAACGCCTTGGGTCAATATAGGCAACTGGAACGATTGTAAATTAGACTACACGCAGGATGATTTAAAGGGCTTAGATTGTTATGCTGGACTGGATTTATCCTCAACCAATGACATTACAAGCGTTTGTTACTCATTTCCTTATGATACCGAAGTGAGATTACTCACCAGGCACTATATCCCAGAATTTCAGCTAAATAATGTCGCTAATAAGAATCGGGATATCTATAAAAAGTGGGTTAATCAAGGCTGGCTTAGGGTGACGAAAGGAGATTGTATCGACTATGACCAGATCCGTGATGACATTTTAAAAGATAGTGAGCAATTTAACATTAAACTAATTGGCTTTGACGTGTGGAACGCTACACAGCTTAGAACACAGCTACAAAATATGGGGCTTGATGTTGAGCCGTTCCCTCAAACTTATGCAAGATTTAGCCCGACATCAAAAACGGCAGAGGTATTTATCAGCCGTAAGAGAGTACACCACAATGGTGATCCAGTCCTCTCTTGGGCGATTGGTAACGTCGTTATGGAAACAGATGCTAATGCCAACATTAAGCCTAATAAAAAGAAAGCTGCCAACAAGATAGATCCTGCGGTCGCTTTCCTCATGTCATTTGGAACTTACTTGCTTGAATATGGAGAGGTAGATATCAACTTATCTAATGAACAAAAACAAGCGTTAGACGAGTTTAAGGGGATTGAGTTATAATTTCGAAAATAAAATATTTATGGAGGTTTTATGGCTTTTTATCGAATTTGTCCTTTTTGTAACAAGGGATCTACTATAGTAGATGCAAATATTAGAGGATCAAAAAATTTTCATTTCGAAGATGAATCGGATGGTCATGACTATATATTAGATATTAGAAATATAACATGTCCAACACCAGAATGTAAAAAAACTGAAATTATTTTTAGAAAGTTTAAATACAATGCAGAGAAAAAAGAATATGAATTTGATTACAAATTAAATATTGAACCCAAAGCTAATATTAAAGTTTTCCCTGATTATGTTCCGGAACAGATATTGCAGGACTATAAAGAAGCTAAATTAATTATTGATTTATCGCCAAAAGCATCTGCAACTCTATTAAGAAGATGTTTACAAGGAATGATAAGAGACTTTTGGGGTGTTCAAAAGAAGACTTTACATGCAGAGATAGAGACCATTAAAGATAAGATGGATGACGATGATATGTATAATGCGATCATGGCTCTTAAATCTATTGGTAATATAGGAGCTCACCCAGAACATGATATTAACCTAATTATTGATGTTGAATCCGAAGAAGCGAATGAATTAGCTGGATTGATTGAAACATTAATAGAGGATTGGTACATTGCTAGAGAAGCTAGAAAAGAAAGAATAAATCGAATCAATAACATTAGTAATCAAAAGCAAATAGTTAAAAATGGGACTCCATGATATTACTTTAATTCTTAGTTATATGGTTAGTTATATGTTAAATATTAATTTATTTTAAATTTTTATTTATCATATAATTAACCAATTAGATCAGAGGCAGTAGGGGCCACCATTAAAATCATTGATTTATATAAGTTATTAAGCGTTACTTACATTCTTCATTGTGTCACCGGATTTGCGTTGTGCCGTAAATGTGACATTGTTTGCAAATTGGATCATATGTTCAGCGTTCAAGTGGGTGTACTTCTTAATCATTCCTAACGTCTCCCATCCGCCAAGATTTTTGAGCGTGTAGAGTGGTTCCAGCTTAAACGTGCTAACTTGCCCGTGTGTGCCGTAAATCGTGAAAGAGGAAATCATTTATACCTGACTTATCACAAGCTGATTTAAAATTTCGCCAGTCAATATGATAAACTCTTTTATTCGAGGTTCAGCGTAATATTAAAACGTGACAATAGAAATTTAGAAACAACTTAAACCATAAGATAAGCATGAAAATAAGCCCCCCTTAACTGAGCACTTTTGGTTGATTCGCTAAACTGAATAACGCATAATATTGAGCAGTTATTTAATATAAGGATATGCTATGAAAAAAGTATTTTTGTTCGGTATTGTTGGTGTTTTGTTGACAGGTTGTGCTCATACGTCAGTTGATAAAGATTTATCAGAAGTGCAAGGTGTAACACTTAAAGATATAGGGTATGGTCAGCAAGCAATTGATACTTATATGGTAACAAAAAATGTAGGTTCAAATGTCGGTGATGTAAAAATCTGTTTGGCTAGTACTATCAGTAATGCGAGTGTGACCTTGAATGATAGTTCAGGTAGTTTTTTTGGTTCATATTCAGGGTATTATTATCAAAATACTAATACCACGACTGTTCAGGGTGGAAATTCAATAATTACAGAATCAAAAGATAAAGTTGTCGGTACAGGGGTTGCTGAATATTACTCAAATGGGTTATTACCTATTTTACATTATGCGAGATATATTGTTACCGTTTCACCACAAAAAACGAAGACACAATATTTATTTACGAAGATAGAACAGGCAGCAAAAGATACTGGTTCTGCAGCTAATGATGGATTTTCTTACGTTGGCGCGTGGTCTGGCGCTAGTCCAATGAAGGTTATTGGTTCTTTGGATAGTGAAGTTGAAAAAATAACAAAATGTTTAAATAGTGGTAATTAATTAAAATTAATGAAGCAAACGTAGTTTTATTTATTTCTATATAATGCTCCCAACAGGGGGCTTTTTTATTATCTAAAAATCGAGTTACTGAGGGAACATTTCCTTTGTTGCGTGGTACCAAATAGGCAAGTATCAATTTAGTCAAAAGTAAAGTCGATAAAATTAGGTGATGGCTATGAACAATAAATACAAAATGGGATTAATGCCGATTTAAGAAGTTATTCCATTTTAATCACACTAAGACTCTATAAAGAATTATGGATTAATAATTGGTTAGTTACAGGGCTGTATTGTCGTGAAACCCTCATACAAATAAATAAATTAAAGTTATGTTATGTATCCTAACTGGTCAGCTAATGTAATGAATACTGTGATGACCATAACAGTAACGTTTAAGATGGTTATTGCATGACATCACCAGTAACCACAAATATGCTAAGTTTACTCTCTGAATTTGCGTCGGGCACAATGATAAAGCGTTATGATGTGAACTTGATCAAGATTATTGGCACAGATAGCATGTTTAGATTTCACTCGATAATGAATCATATTAGACAGTCTATTGTTTGATAGGGTAAAGTTTATGACGTTTTTCAAATTTTGTTCACTGAATTTAAACGGAATGGTCAAGGCACAAGTAATTGAAGGACAATGGTTGTATCAAATGCTGTTGGGCTTATTAGAGGGCTAAGTCGTATTTATGATGATTTGTTAAGTGTAATCGTTACTCCTCATTAAGTATTAACCCATTTCTTAGATTTGCTCAATGTTAAAGGTGGTATTATCAAGGCAGACGCGTATAAGAAATCTACCGCGTTATATTTTCGAAAGTATGTGTGTTTGATGTCGTTTTCGCGCTTCCAAAATAATCTTTTTCATATAGAATTCCAGTCATAATAAAAAAGGAATAAATATGTTAAAGAACGTATTGTTTGTCAGTATGATCGGATTTGCCTCATCGTTGGTTTATGCAGAAGGAAAAAACGTTACGGAGTCATATCTACTGGGTAGTTGGCATTGTGTTAATGTGCATTTATCCGCATCTTCCAATGGAGATGATAATTTTAATTATGATTATAACGTTACTGATGATCCCATCATTGTTACTTTTTTAAAGCTCGAATATTATGATGATTATCAACCCGAAGATGGCGAAAGGAAAGCCGTTTCAAATTCTGAATATATTAAAACGTATAAATTTAATCCTACATATGATAAAGATACTCAAGGTGAAAATTATAATACCATGGAGCACGGTTATAGTTATGTTAATGATAATGAATTTATTTATTATCAATATTCAGCGATATTTTGGAAATATAAATTCAAATCTTATGGTCATAAACAAGATATGACATGCAAGAGAATGAACTAAATCATCAATAATCTATCTATTTCAAACAGCCTAATGCTGTTTTTTTACGCTTTTAAAATATATTTTCATGTAAAATTTAGCAAGTAATAAAATAGCAGAATAATGGTATTAAAATTATTGGTTGTATTAGCATTAGGCGTTGCTTAAGGCTGCAAAATCATATTTTGTGGTTACTGATAATACATTCCCCAGAAAGAAAACGCCTTAAATCTCCAATAGCTAAAACCAATGGTTCGATAACAAGTAAGCTTGTACATCAATCCAATCTCAACCATTTTTAGGGGATTTATTTCGATAATAATATTTTTTAAGTTTTTCTTAAGGTTAATTTGTTTTAATTGATACTGTTAAAGAGCATCAATATAGCAGGAAAAAATTATGAAAAAATTATTACCATTAATTCTCATTTTAATGTTGGGGTTTGCTGAAATTGCTTTTGCGAGTGGATTTCATGAAGAAGATGAAATTGAAAATCCAATTTTTCAGCAGATGCCTAGCCTTTCAATCAATCAGTTAAATATGAAAAGTGAGCAAAAGATAAGCGTGAATCTGAATGAGGAGTTTTGGGAGGAAATGCCGTCTTTACTTGAATTAGAGGAAATTGTTGAAATTAAAGATGAACATTATAAAAGTTGGAAATCGGCGAAAGACCACCTTGAAAATATTAGTTATATTGAAAACCTATGA